GAATTTCTGCGATAGCGTAGCGGGTCATCATCCCGTAGCGTGGTGCGAAATCGTTCGGCCCTGTTGCCTTCTGGAGAAGAACAGGGATGTAAGGACAGTAAACCAATCCGGTTTCAAAGTACTGATTTCCTTTGTAACCAAGGAGGACGTAGTCCACACGGCTGTTACGAAGACCAGCTTGGAACTGAGCCTCGGTTCGAGTATCGCGGAATACCTTGAAGCGGCCACCAATTGTTCCGGCGCGAGCCAGACCAAAGTTGGATGCAACATCGGCATTGATGTCGATATTCTTAAAGGCGTCGTAAGTTTCCAACAAGGATACGACCTGTGGCGTAGCAACGATGAAGTTCGCCGGAGCGATTCGGTTGCGGATACCAACAAGGTTAGCCTGTGCTACGATCTGCTGCCAGAGGTTAAACACACGTTCTTTAGACCAGCGACCATCTGCGGATGCAGGGTTCCAGTAAGAATAACCTGTGTTAGGCCCAGCTTTAAGACAGATATTAATCATGCGGATGATTAGTTCGCGGTCGATTTCTGCCTGAAGTTCGTAACTCATGATCTGACCCATTTCAGCTTCGATGGAGATACCATACATGTTGAACAAGTCCTGCTGTGCTTCAAGCGAGTGCTTGAATGCAAGTTTACGAGTACCAGCCTCGACGACCGTCTTCTCGATGCTCATGGTCATCTGAGGAACCTCAGTTGACAGTTCGAGATTCTGAAGAAGATCCGCCACACCTGTATCAGATGTGATGAAGTCGAAGTTAGAACCGGATGTTGCGGCATCGCTCTGAAGACCAAGACCGCTAAGTTCAAGTGATGTTGTACCAGTGAAGTGCGTAGGCAACTGCTGGTATCCTGCTTCCTGACCATCTACTGCCAAACGGTTACCACGAATGCCGGGGTTTTCGGTATTCGATCCGTCAGGTGAGAAGTCAGCAAGGTTATCAGCCTCGAACTTGTATCGAAGGGCGAATGCCATTCCGACAGGTGCGTTCATGGGCTGAATACCAACGATATCGTTCGCGATGAGTTCTGGGAACACACGACGAATCATAGGCATGATGACGTTAGGCAGGCGGGAATCCCCACGAGCATAAAAGTCCTCATTTGCAGGTACCTTATTACCATACTGTCCGACCACTGGTGGATCTGCGGAGAAGTTAGGGTCGTTAGCGCCGTAGGATGTAAACAATCCGGCGTTATTAATCGTCTCCGTCAAGACTCCCTGCCTTGGCAGGTGTCCGTTATCTACTAGAGCTTTTTCTTGCTGCTCCATTACCATAGCGGTAACGAGAGCTTTGTGACTGTCCCCGATTTTGGGCACTTGGCCGTCCTCGGTGTGGGCGTTAAGCAACGGCCCCCACTTTTTAAAGAGGTATGCCTTTTGGTCACCACGAATAAACTCTGCATTTGGTGCATTTGATTCCATTTTTTATTTGCCCCCTTTCTAGGGCGTGTTCATTCTTAGGTTAATTAGAAGAGTTTAGGAGATGTTAGTTGGGTAGCCCAACCGCTAATCCATGAACTCTCTTGTTTATTAGGCTCTTCAACTGATTCCGTAACCAGTTGATCATTGTTCGGGGTTGTCTGCTCATTCAGAAGAGCAGCCTTTCTTTCGTCATCAGATTTCTTATCGAATTCTTTGACTACGAAATTCAAATTTCTTTCCGCGAAATCCAAAGTTTTATCTTTCAACTGTTCGACGATATAATTCGCCTTAGCTGCTGGGAGATCTTTTACGGATTCGTTGAGAAATGCTTCCACTTCATATTTCCGCGTTTTCTCCTCCAATACCGCAATCCTCTCCTTTTGTTTATTGATAGTCTCACCTCCGTCAGCTACTGCTGTTCGGATAGACTTATCTTTCAGCGCCTCGTTGACCCCCATCAAGTCTCGCATTTCCTCCATGAGTTTTTGCGAGTGTCGGATTTTTGCCACCTCTTCTAGTTTCTCAGTAGGAACTAGTTCCTTCAGAACTTCCTCGACCAAGAACGAATCGATGTTTTTAACTAGCTCATCACTAAACGTCTTTTGTTCTTTGAGAAGACCATCTTCATAATGCTCTTTAACCGATGCGAGTTTTTTGGCATATGCGTTGTCGAGTTTCTGGAACATTTCTTTCGCTTTCTGATAATGCGTACGATCCAATTCTTCTTTCAGAAGTTCGATCTTCGCCGCTGCATCAGAATCCTGCTTTTCCATCAGCGTCTTCAATGCTTTAGCATGCTCTGTATCCAACTCTTCGCGAATTAGCTGAGAACGCTCTTCGACCAACTCATTGACTTTACTATCAATAGCGGTTTTGATTTTCTCCTGTGCCTCTTCGACAAGTTGATTCTCTTCTCCGAGAAGCTTGTTGATAAGTGTGATGGTGTCCATATGTTCTATTTAGGGTTTTCCTATTACTTTTGATTTTTATCGCTTTGATTCTGCAACTATCTTGTTGTAAACTTCGTCGTATCTGCTTTGTAGCCTCCCGTTAATAGCCTTCCTGATGTGTTGAGAGGCTGCTTCTTTATCCCCGTCTATCATAGAGTTTAAAAACTGTCTAAGATGATTCTGAACCCCATACTCATGGCCCTCCTCTACAACTCTATTCTCTACAACCACTGGGGTCTTCTGCCATATAATTTCAAAGCCTGCGTCGCTATGTCCATCCCCAGCAACTAACATCTCGACACTAACCCAGCGACCAGTGTTTAATTCATTAAGGATTTTAGTTTTAGCACTAGCGACATAATCGTCATACTTAGATGGATCATCAGTAGTTAAACGACTCCACGCTACATAACGTCTCTTACCATCAGACTTTCTGGGCTTCGTCAGCCCGAGAACGAAAAATTGGTGTTTATTTCTAACAACTCGATTTCCCCCCTCGTCGTAAACATGAGACTGTCTTGAAAAATCCCACGGTAAATTCTGTGCGATATCGGATCTATAGATCCGATTGTTCTTGTTCTCTACAACCACACGCTTCGGGGCTTTCGCGACAGTATATGCGGGTTCGCCCCATTCTTTACCATTATCTGATACTACCGCACCCTCTTGAACTAATGCCCTTAGATTCTGAACAAGTTCGCCTCCATTGTCTGGAATGGCCAATCGCATCTGTGTTAGAGTGGTTCGATTATCGTGAGTATCGAGGAAGTCGAGAATTTGTTTACGAAGTTCCATGTGGTTATTTAGACTATTTAATTAAATTCTTTTCTTTCCACGCCTCTACCCTCTCCCGCCATTTATGATTCTTAACTGAATTCTCGATAAACTCACCAGAGACGGTAAAAGTCCCGTCCGGGTTTTTGGTTTTGATAGGTTTTTCCGTGAAAACAGTATTAGGTGATGGCGGGAAAGGGCTTAAATTAGCGTTATTGATAGAATCCCCTATTCGCTTAAGACCTTCCCCAGTTGTGTTGATTCCGTCCCCTACTTTGCTGATCGCATCACCCGTTCCTTTAGGTGCGTTAAAATCCACCAGAGAGCACGAGGCCATCGTGACCGCAGTGATCAATACCGCCACATATCTTAACATTAAACCAAGCCTCCTAGATACTCGCCGTCACTGCTGTATAGACTGACGTTGCCGTGATCGTTAACCATCCAGATATTTGGATACCAACCCTCTTCATCCATCCACACTCGAATACTAGTCCACGGTTCGTCGTCTGAGTTCCCAGTAGGAATCATTTCTTTTCCGACACCGCCGGAAACATACCAAACCTCGTCATTAGAATTGATCTGAATATATTCCCCGTTTTGATCGTCAGACCATACTTCCTGTAATTCTTCAACCTCAAGTTCCTCAAGAATGATTCGATCTTTGGATTCTGTAAGAGGATTTTTAGCTTTACGAATATAAACTTCTAATCTTCTTGTGAGATTGTCTGGTAATTTTTCAGAAGTCTTCTTATTCAGTGATGTCATAGCTTCTCCGGTCATACGGTCGTAAATTGCGTAACCCGTAATTCTTTTCAAATCTCTAACATTTGCTAACGCGAAACGGGACAAGACGAATACACGGTGGGTCGACAAATCGAAATTGAAATTACGTTCACAAGACTTTTCAAGATATTGAAGCGCAAAATTAGTTTTGACTTCGAACCAGACTCCTTTGGAAGTCTCCATCACTCTGACAAAAGGTTCATTAGAACGTTGTCTAGCTTGTCTAACCGCGTAATTGCGATCCTTTCCGGCTGCACGCCCGAGACCCATCCTCTCTTCGACTACACTATACACTTTATCGTAATCGATTTGAACTTTAGCTGCGATAGCTTCCTTCAGAAATGTAGAGGCTTTTTCGCGATCACCCTCACCCATAGCATTAATGAAATTCCTAATATGGTTTAACGATTTTTGTCGAAGAGAATTACTCATAGCCGTATTTAGGCGTTTGGTTATTATAATTCTCTCATCTGGCCGTCCTCGTCGAACATCTCATTATAGGCCCATGATATATCGACAATCGTCAACATGTCTTTGGAGAGTGTAACGTTCGGCAACTTCCTCCAAGTATAACCCCCACCGGATTCATAGTGATACGGTGGCAACCCGACCTCTAAAACTTCTTCCATATAGGAGTTGACCACTAGTATATCAGTGTGACATTCGGATTCTTTGTAATAGGTAGTGGCGAACCATTCCCCGAATTCGTCTCCACACGACTCGTTAAACACGTCGGCCATGCGACTCGCTATTACATCACAAATACCCCCAGATCCGTATTCCTCAGAGTAGCCGTCCCCGTCTTGCTCCCATTCCTCGTAAACCTCTTGTGCGGCAGAAATGAACTTCGGAAACAGAGACTCTAAGAATTTTATAATCCCGTCTTGGTTCTCCAACAACAAATACAATTTGCGAAATTTCATTTTTTCCAACCAAACATGTCGTTCAAATCGTCGACTTTTCCGTCATTGACCGCATCCCTGACCTCCTTCTCCTCGGCATCCCGATTCTTAATCTGGTCTTTTCGTTCCGCAGCATCTATAGAACCCCACCCACGACCTTGAAACACTCCTAAGATGATATTGATTATTCTCCCTACAAAACTTAAAAACTTCTTCATACTCTTATTAATATTTGAGTGAACAATTTATCAAAAACCACACTCTTCTTGGAAAGTGTCGGGGTTTTGGCCGACAAAATGTCAAAGACGCCATTGTTTGAGGCTCTTGATCGCTCAAAAGTGGACGTCGATTACGAGTTAACACAAAAACCTGCTGATCGAGGGTCTGTGGGTATACTTCCTTATTGCCCCGAAACAAAAAGATATCTACTGAATTACCGCAGTTCGACAGTCAACGATCCTAATGTATGGAACTGTTGGGGTGGAGGTGTCGACGACGGAGAAACTTTTAAACAGGCTGCTAGACGTGAACTGGAAGAGGAGTCTGGATATAAAGGAGAGACGAAGCTCAGAGGATTATACAAAACTCGGGTTAAAGGTAATAGTCCGTCTTTCGAATTTCAAATGTTCGTGGCCGACATCCCCAAGGAGTTCGAACCAGTGATAAATGATGAATCAGATGGTTATAAATGGGTAACACTGTCCGAAATGAGTTCTATCGAACCTAAACACTGGGGATTGTCGTTGACAATAGACGAGTTGAAATCAGGTAACGTCGGGCGTAAATACACCCATCAAAACTAAACTCATAATCTTCGATCTGGATGGTGTGTTGGTCGAGGCCAAGCAGACACACTTCGAGGCGCTTAACAAGGCTTTGTTTATGGTTGGTGACGAATATGTAATCACTAAGACCGAACACCTGTCGTCTTTTGATGGTCGAAGCACTTATGACAAACTCAGAAAACTGACTGAGGATCGGGGGTTACCCGTCGACAGCCATGATCAAATATGGGAATGTAAACAACGTTTCACAAGAGAGATGTTAGATAACTTACCAAGGGATGAGCGGCTTGTATCGATTATGATGAAATTAAGGGATGGCGGGTTTAAGGTCGGAGTCTGTTCTAACAGTATACGCAGGAGTGTAATCATGATGCTTTCGAAGCTGGGTGTGATGGAGTATATGGATTTCATATTGTCGAACAGTGATGTTCGGAACCCGAAACCCCACCCCGAAATATATTGGAAAGCTATGTCCATGATGGGATGTTTACCCGAGGAGACTTTGATTTTTGAGGATAGCCCCGCTGGATTGGTGGCAGCTAACAGAAGCAGGGCGAAAGTCGCAAGAGTGCCTAATCCGATGGCACTCACCTATCAACGAATTATGTCGGAAATAACAGAACGCACTGAACTAACACCTAAATGGAAAGACGATAAGCTGAATGTGCTGATACCAATGGCTGGCGCTGGAAGTAGATTTTTCGAAAAAGGGTATACTACTATCAAACCCCTAATCCCCGTTCGAGGAAAACCTATGATCCAAAAGGTGGTTGAGAATTTAAACTTGGATGCCAATTTCATTTTCATCGTTCAGCGAGAACATGCGGTAAAATACGATCTCGAACGCATCTTGGGTATCATGTCACCTAACTGTACAATAGTAATGACCGATGGTCTTACGGAAGGTGCCGCATGCACGACTCTACTGGCTAGAACGTTGATCGACAATGATGATCCGTTGTTGATTGCAAACAGCGATCAAATAATAGACTGGGATAGTAACGACTTCATGTACTCGATTTCTGAAAGCGGCGTTGATGCATCTATTTTAACATTCGAGGATGATGATTCTAAATGGAGTTTTGCCAAAACCGACGAAAATGGTTTTGTGACAGAGGTCGCTGAGAAAAAAGTCATTTCTAATAAAGCCAGTGTCGGAATCTATTACTGGGCTAGAGGGTCTGATTACGTGAGAAGTGCAGACCAGATGATAGATAAGAACGTGAGAACCAATAACGAGTTTTACGTCTGTCCGGTATTCAATGAGGCGATTATCAACGGTCTAAAGGTTAAAACATATGATGTCGACCGAATGTGGGGAATCGGTACACCGGAAGATCTGGAAGCGTTCTTAGGAGATTCATAGTGGATGCATTCGTTCGTATTCAAAAATCCGGTAGCACCAGTCTCAAAGTAGCCACACAGGATTCTAAACTGGTCAAGACGCTTCCACATGCCTATAGTTACCCTATAGGAAAAGTCCGAGGCTGGAGATGGAATAATCGTTTCCCGACCTTCGATCCGAATAAGTATGAAAGCGTCAAAGCCGTGGTGAGAAATCCATTTGAGATATTGGTGAGTTACTATCATCACACACACAAAGGGAGTAAAGGGTTGGATGGTTGGGCGGATTGTAACAAAGTACATGGATTCGATAGCTGGAGTGACTTTCTGTCAGCATATCTCGAACCGACTTTTGAATGGCACCTACCCCCGATGAAAACCAGTATGTTCTCGTTCGCATATGACAAAAACGGAAATCTGGTCATAGACCAATTCTTCAAATTGGAGGAACCGAACCTCATCAACCGCTACCTGAAGTCTAAAAGATGTAAACCACTCCCTGTGAAGAACAAGACTGCGGCCAAAGGTGATATTAACTACTACACCAAATCCGAAATCTCAGAGCTTCGAAAAATCTGGAGTCGGGATCTGGATTACTTCGGCTACTAAAAATAAATTTTCCTATTAGTAATATCCTTTTCGAACCAAAAATATTGCATATGAACTGGTTTAGGGTCAGAAGGTGGATTTTTAACAAATTCAGCAGACCAGTCCGTTATCCAACCTTTCATCTCTGGTTGTTTTTTCCAAGTGTCCGCCCACTTGTACTTGAAATACTTCATCAAGTGTAATGCGAGCGGCCCACCGCGACTTTGTTTCCACAAATCCCGATGTTCCGCATCATCCGCCAGCCTCTGGGGAGTGTTTCGCTGGCGATTATGTTTGAAGGAGTGTCCGTCTTGAACATCAAGATCCAGCTTCTCTCGGTTGTGAAACAGCTTTGCCAGTTCGTCGTTAATCGAACTTCGGTCTCGATTATATTTCAAGGCCCGAATGTAATAATCGGCCTCTTTGTACTGAATACCGCAAAAGTTCTCATCCCACATACCTATCTTTCTTACCGCTTCTGCTTGATAACTAACGAAATTATCGCCGTACTTGCCCGTAACGAAGGTGTAACCCTTTTCATTATGCAAGTGTTCCAGATTCTCACACCAATTGGAAGATACCGACGTATCATTCTGGAATGTGACGACGATAGGTAGTCTCGGATTCTTCAAATCCCTGAATCCGTGCATCAACGCTTGATTCCAGTTTTCACCGAGATTACCGTTCGACAGATTTGGCCGGGTTTCGTTATGAAGGACGTTCACATAAGATTCGAATTCACCGTTTAACGAAAAATCACTATGGTTGTTTATGACCGTGATTTCGAAGTCGTGTTTGGTGACGTCACTATCCAACAACCTTTGAATGGTCTGATTAAGAGTTTTCTTTCTCTTGTATGTAACTATGTAGATTCCTAATTTCATAAGTAGATATTTTCCGATTCCGTGTTGAACCTGTCAGAGAGTAACACTAAAGAGTCGCTAACTGGATCTTCTGAAATCACGCCCCCGTATTTTAAACATTTGGGTTCGAACACCACGAACGAATCCCCTTCCACTTCATCAATTATTATTGAGTCGTGCCCCCGTTCTCGCAACTTTGAAATAAAAGCCGAATTGTCACCACCATAATCCTCGAATTCGTCAATTCGCCCTCGATACGGATTCTTGAGTTTTACGAAAAATGGATGAACATAAGAGCCGTACGATCTGGCCGTTTTTGGATTACTATGTAGATAAAACCCATCACCCATTTGTGCCCATCCACCATAATTTTCACCAGTTCTGCCAATATCAATCCGACCCTTATTGAAGCGTCCGCGTTTACTACCGTGGAAAATCGGCCCTTGGTAGCCAGCGGCGATTGCCTCGCTACGAACCATTTCCTGACAACGATCCCAGTCTTGTGACACCACATTCTCCAAATATTGCCTGTCTTCACCTTTCGCGAACTCCATAAGTTTACGGGCCTTGTTGATCACCCTTCTAATAGTAGGGTCAGTGCTCTCAAAAAAAATTTCTAAAAACCGCCGCATGGGTTTATTTATCAATCATGTTGACAAACGACCATTCCGATGTCATATTTGTGGATCAACCAATATGTTAGAACTTTCCAAAATCATCGTCACTCAGCACAATTTGCGTGAACCACAAGCGTTAAACGCTATGGTGGAACATGCTAAGACCAAACCCTTCGATATGGAGTCGATACGGGCATTCGATCCTGATCGATCATCACTGATCCAAATAAGTAAAGTGTCGAGTCCTTGGTTTCCCCCCGCTACTTTTCTTCACGATGGTCATCATCGGTGTGCTAGTATGTGGATTGCAGGAGTGCGGGAACTCGACGATTCCGAATATGAAATCAGAGAATATACATTGGGCGAATATCGGGACATCGTTTTCAAAGACTCGTATGCAGAAAGTTGGCTAACGCCCATGAACCCTTTCATTCATGTGCGCGACCCCGAATTCTTCAATTTCAAAAAACTAGCTCACGATGTTTATGTAAAGTCGGGGACTAGGGCCGGAATTGATTATATCAATCGAAACAGTCACATGTATCGCCAGTCGCGAAAATTTTTCTCCATTGAGGAACTTTCCGATCAATACAAATTATCCGTTTCAAACTAGACTTGCCACGAATTTTTCGACAGCCTCGGCCAAAACCAATTGACGCGCTACACTGTCTTTAGGCAAAACCGAAATTTCTCTGTTTAATTTCTCCAGAGCGGCAGCATTTGCTGGCTGAACCACCCCAGATTCATCGATAAACCACTCCTTACCTTCGAGAATACAGTTAGTATATTCGCCGACCGAAGGATCGGTTACTGCGTCGATAGTAATTAGACGCATGTTGGTAACTTTCGCACCGCCTCCGTCGTTTGCTTCGTGAACTTGACCTAAAGCACGAGTCGACATACCCAAAGCGCAGTCGTCCCTATACAAACCTGCAAGAATCTTGCCACACGGGACGCTTTCCAACACGAGTGACTTTCCAATATATCCAGTCCCGCCGTCACTGCGTAAGGAGAGGACTCGGTGTGCTGCTCGTTCGGGGTTGATGTCTGGGGAAGAAGGGTGGTTCAATTCTCCGATAGAAAGTTTTCTTTCGATGTGTGATTTTGTCCACGATTCAACCTGTTGCTCCACTTCTTCCTTCAGGTAAAATCTATTGTTACCATTGACATCAGTGTGGCGAATGTAAATTCCTTCAAGGTATAGACGTCTCTCAGAATCCTTATTCTGTTTTTCTGTTAGAAAACTGACATCATACGATGGTTCGGGTGAATGGCTTAGGCGATATTTGGTCACGCCATTATTTACTATTAATCGGACTTTTTTCGCTAATTTGAAGGTACCGACCCATGCCTTCAACGTGATGACCCGCCCGTTTAAAAAGTCAGAAACGCATTTTATCTATTTAGATTTAGCCCTGTCGTGAGAACACGACAGGGCTGATAAGATAGGTCGTCCTCATCCAATCCATCCTCTTGGTGGTTTGGAATAAGTATTGCTCGGAAATGGATCAGGAAGCTTGGACACTCTGTTACGAGGCTTATCGAACTTCACGCCCATCTTTTTAAGTGCGGGTTTGGATGCATAGTAAACCGCACCCCTATCAAGCACGCCCCCCCTTTCGAAATCAACTGACGTTACTGATTGACTAACTGAGTTTCCCCAACCTGTGCCCAGATCGAAATTCGAAACCTTTGTTGAGATAGAACCCATTACCGCTTCGTTACTGTGTGTCGAATCGACACTGCACGCCATTACCGCAGGTTGATCATACAATGATCGGTAAAATTCACTTCCTTCGTTTCCGGTGTTATCAGTCCACGTAATGGACGAACCGTCCAAATAATGAGGAGGAAAGTCATACTTAGAAGGTTTTATATTTAACGGAACATAATTTCGATAAGTTTGCTTCTCATCGAAAATAGTTACACCGATGACTCCTGCACTGGTGTCGGCAGTTCCCGACTCCTCAGCATAACTATCCTCTTTACTCACGAATTTGAAGGCTCCGGCTGTGTCACCGTCTACTTGAAACCCTTTGATCTCCAAGGTTTCTCTTGAACCTATTACCCACCCTCTATCGTTTTCATCGCCATGTTCACCTGAAATGGTGTTTAGCCCGTCTACTGTTACCACAGCTAGAACCCGCCGATAGTAAGGGTTTGTGATCTTTAATGTATACTCTGTGTTTTTGCGACCTTCGATATAGGTGCGCCCGTCTTTTTCATATGTGCGAACGGATCGGCCATTCACACACACTTTTAGTGTGGTTTCCTTATTCATAGCATATTGCTCCTTGCCTGCCCAGCAGGACTTCATTATCTATTAAGGCATGTAGCATCTCTTAACAAGTAAAATAATCTACGGTGATAAATATTGACATGACATTTAACGATCTTACTAAATATCTAACTGAAAACATCACCAGAGCGAGTGAGTCCGAGATTAGGTATTATATAGAAGAGATTTTCGGAACAGGGGCCACCGACATACAATTTATTGAACGCGAACAAAAATTGGATAATCCTAAATTTGATGCTGTTATTACAACATTCGTCTATAACAATCAGTATTTCGTAAAAGTATTTTCCTCTGCTGGTGAAAATGCATCAAAAAGTAATAACGGTTCACTAACCGTTTCAGTATTTGTATATGACTATGATCGGGTCGCAAGAAAGCCGAGTAAGGAGCAAGTCAAGAGAGAGCATAATGCGTTTTATAACAAATCCTCCGGTTCAGTTAATTATGATCCGGTTATTAGAAACGGCGAAGATTTGGTGAAATATGTTAAAAGCGTCCTGAATGATGATAATGACGACCCTTCACCACCATTACCAAAGAATTCGTCTCCACAAAAAATTAAACAATTGGCTTAAATAGATCATGCGAAAATAATTGCATGACCTGTTCCGTAATCAAGCGTGGTTTTTAGGTAATCCTCTAATTCCTTCTTCTCGGTCAACCCCTGACTCAGAATATCACCTCCATTTACGGTCGCCCCTCCGGGGAGTTGCACTCCTTGGAATTTACCGATAGCATTACCTGCCGCTATCTTAACTTGAGCTTTTACGTGATCTTTAATCCAAGGTTCTTTTAGATAATCTTCAATCTTACGTTCTCTAGTTACACCAATAACATATCCCATATTACTACGATTATTGAAGTATGTGTTTCTAGGTTTTATCACCTTCAAAATCTGAGTCGACGGATCAAACGAATAACTGACCCTGTCGTTCATAAACAATTTCCCAGTCAATTCGAGAAACTGATTTAGTAAATCATACGTCACCAAGCTCATACTGGAACCATTATTAGACCAACCGCTCATGTTACCGACAGTATTGGCCATCATGCTGTATTCAAAATTAAAAAGAACGCTGCCTGTATATCCAGTGTATCTATTATCCCGAGCCACACTAAAGACTCCCTGAACCTTTCGGGGTCGTTGGGTTTCGGTCACTTTGGGTACCGAAACCGCTGACAACCCCATATTCTCTACGGTCACGACTTTTTTGAATTCGGTGTTTACTTGAACCGTGGTAGGAGTGTCGGTATAGCACTCAGGAGTTGAGTTCCACGACATCCGAAGACCTCCATTTTCATCCAATTCATGAACTCCGCTCACCTCATTCGGCAATCCGTAATAGTTCACAAACTGAAAATTCATACTTATATCACCGTTAGTGTCTATAGCGGATGAACATACCGGAAACTTTATACCTCGACCGTTGGAAAACGATATAGGACTGTATTCAGCGATCCAGCAGTTAGGCACATTCATAAAATGAATGTGTGTGGCACTTATAGGATCGAAAGAATTAGCACTAGCCGAAGGAACGCCCCACCATGCTGATAATGGATCGCAGGCATCCTTAGAACCCCACCCAGTCGGTAGGATGCTGCCTTCTCTGTCGGAGATACTAACCTGACCTTCCAATACCGGACTTTTAATAACAGTGTCGGGATATGCACTCAAGGCGCTTATACTCACATGTGTGGCCTGACAAACGTCAACGGGCCATGGATTGTCTTTATCGAAGATCAAATGTCCATAAGCAGTTAACGGGACTACAGTCTGTTGTTCGTTGATAGGAACTCCTGTATTATCGGGGTTAAATCCCATCGTATGGGCACTAAGAAGTGACGGCCCATTGTATAAAACGGTTTCATTACTACTGACTGAGGTCACCGCATTAGTCCAATAACTTTGTGAACAACCTGCTGATAATTCACACGAATGGATTGCTGCGTCCAAACGAATACCGCAATTTCTATCTATATCATCATCGAAAAACAAAAAATATTCGTCTTCGCCGGGGTGGGTAACATACCTAGAGAAATAAGATATACTGTTATCGATGAACATCGCTATTTGGGCGTCTGTAACATCGACATCTATGTAGGGATGACCGAGTTCGGCTAAAACTCTCTGCGCCAGAGTGTCATAACTTATGATCGAATTGGAGAGATATGTAGAGCCTCCCCAGTTTTCCGGTAGAACGTTTGTACTCACGAGAATATTTAGGCTTCTTCGCCTTCTTCGCCTTCTGCTGGTGGGGTTTCGCCACCAGCATCACCCGCTCCGAAGTCTGGTAGGGGCGCTTCGTCTTGACTACCGCCTTCTCCGGTTTCCGGTTCTGGTTCGTCCCCAGTCAGATCGCCCATGTCGCCGAGCGCACTTCCAGTATCCCCAATACTTCCTCCTCCACCTCCGCCGAGAGCACCCTCAAGCTCCGCCGCCAGATTCTCTCTAAAATCAGGCCCGCCTTCCATAATGTTATTGGTCTCCCAAAACTCTTCCGCCTCTACCCGCTTCCATTCGCGGTTAATTCGGATTTCGTTATCAGTCCACCCTAGATATTTCTTAGCCAGATAGTAAATTGAGAAATTCTCATTTGCCGCCAACTGATTAAACTGATTAACTTTCAGTTCAAAATATTGTTGCTCCCGAAGTGCCAGTGTAATACTGGGTAATGAAAGATCGACTTCGATCATCGACTCTTCTAGGTTGTAATTATCCCATAGAGACGTATACGAATCTTTCACCTCTTCGTCATTCGGCATATGTTTTAACATTTCCTTATAGGTTCCGCCAGCCACCATTCTAAAATGCTGTTCCAAAAGAATCTTATCAGGAACATTTAATAATGTATCCGTTTTACCGACGCGCTCCGCGACCGACTCTGTAATGATTTTCCGAACTCCTTCTTCGTGTAATTTAATCCCCTTCAGTTTGAGATGGATGATAAAAGATTTCTTCAAAGCCTCTGATAGCTGAATCTGAAGATCCTTGACACGTTCACCAAATGCTATCTCTTGAAATGTTGCGACTGTTCCGTCCGATGCTTGAGATTCTGGATTCAATCGAGAAACCGGAACATGCATATCCTCATAAACTGCATTATGAAAATACTGTAACATCTCCGAAAAATTATTTCCGAATGCTTGTGATCCGGCCAATCTTTCGACTGTTGTGGGGTCGGCCCCTCGACCTTTTTGAACGAAAATAGCCTCGGTTATAGATAATGGATTAAACTGGTCAACTATGTTACCATCAGCGTCGTAACCTTTTTTTCGATAGAAATCCTGAACGAATTTTTCCATGTATTGCCGTCCTTGTGCATCCGTCATATTGGATGTTGCCACATTAAAAAGCAGACGGTCGGGCGCATTCGTCATAGCATTAACCACGATTGAGTCCTCGATCAAGGTTAATCGTTTTTGTGATTGTCTAGCCTTATCAATGAACGGCACTCTATATTTGTGCGTCGCGTCCCACTCCCCACTGTGTGCATAAGTCACCTGATAGCGGTGAAGAGGGGTAAATTGACCAGCATTCAAATTAGTATCAAAAGACGACATTGGATCTCCGGGTTTTTCCGTCTTTTTTCTCAAAAGGAAATGATCGATATCATCATTAGCCACATTGGAATAATATGGATCAATGTTCTCAACCGGAATTCTTTTGACATCCAGTATACCCAGTTCGGGCTTGGTTTTCGAAATGACATTTTCCCAGTAAACCTCACCAAAAACTAAAAGATCGTCCATGATCCCACGACCCTTTTCCTTCAGTTTGAACATATCAATAAACTTATCCCACTCCTTCGCAATTTCGCCCTTCTGGGTTTCATTGACCTCAGTTCCCTTAATCTCTAACGAAACCAAATCCTCGTCCTTCTGCCTGTTAATACAGGCTTGTTTATATTCATCGACGCACGCCCCTATTTTCGGATTCTTAGCCAACTGCCTATACTCCATCACCCTTCCCGACTTATTTTGTTCCAATTGGCCATAAACAAACTGATAGTAAGAATGGTCTTTTCGGATAGCTGTTTGCGGTTCACTACCTCGACTCGGGCCGTAATTCTTAATGGATACTGCAAGATTGTTAGTCTTCTCTAAACGCTGCGAGTCAAGAGAATCGAATATATCATAGCGATCATTAGCTGTCTGTACGTCATCCGGCAGCGTATTTTGAAGAAATCTAGCACTCTTCTGGATCAGGTTTTGGAATGGATAAGCCATATTCTCACGTATTTATACTCAAACGAGTCTGAATCAAGACGGTGTTATTTCCAGCGTAACGACCATAGTAGCAACCGAGGCATCTGCGGCTAAAGATTCGCATCGTATAATACCCCCTTGTGGAATAGCACTAAGACCGGGGGAGGTTAAACGATAATTGGAAGTCGCACCACTGGAAATAGACGGTAATACTCCTCCGTTTTGAATAGAGAATACAGGTTCTTCATATGAAGAACCTACCCAGTCTCTGACCAGCAAATCAGCGGACAGCGTGTTATTCACCAAATCACCATTACTATCTCTACCAGAAATGATCCACGAATCAATACTACCACCATATTCGGTGAATTGATGGGTTACGCCATCTCCGATTGAAATACCATTTGGATTATGCACATAAAACTCCAAAACTTTTTTAGTCGGAACGCTGCTGCCACCCCCACCTCCTTGTGATGCGGCGTGTGCTGAAGCCGCTATTAATTGACCGTAATTAACGCCATGTGACGCCGTGCTCCCGTCTCCTATGTTCTGTAAGGTGAATCCACCGAAATCCACGACCCCAGTCAGATTACCTCCTGATGTTGGTAAAAACGCCCCTCCTACACTCGACCCGCTCGTCGAAAACAAATCCATCATCTGCTGAGAGGTTAGATGATAATAATTATCCGCCGCCCCACCCTGTAATCCAACTAATTGATTATGATCGGGTGTCGCACTAGCAGACATTAAGTCGGTTCTTTGCTGCTCGGTTAAGTGGTAATATTCACCGACGGTACCACCTTGGAGGTTTCCGGTATCGTTATGATCTGGAGTAGCACTAGTAGTGTATAACACATTCCTTTCATAATTCGTTAAGTGATAATACTCCTCGTCGGTACCCCCCTGAATAGCAGATAAGCTGTTATGAGTCTGGTAACCGCCTGTCGAATCGACATACGCTTTAACGCTCTGTTGAGTCGGGACTTTTGTGTCGTCGTTCGATGACATGTCATCCTCATCCAACACCCAAGAATTGGTCGATACGTCCGCGTCATTATTCAGTGTTGCGTTGGCCGAAACACCTCGTAAATTAGTCAACTCCTGAGATGTTAGGTGATAGTAATCGTCAATATCACCACCCTGTATATTTCCCGTATCATTATGATCTGGAGTAGCACTGCTTGCTAATAAACTTGTTAACTGGTTAAGCGACAAGTGATAATATTCACCACTTTCACCCCCTTGTAGCCCATTTAAATCATTATGAAGCGGGTTTGCACTGGCACCAAATAGATCAGAAATTTGTTGAGATGTTAGGTGGTAATACTGATTAACATCACCGCCTTGTAAGGAACTCAAACTGTTATGAGATAACAAGCTCTGATGCTGCGTCACACTCGTGGATTGAATCCTTTCGTCGGGAAGTGTTCCTGACAATATGTTATCAGCATTCAATAAATCCCACCGATGATAACCATCGACGGTGTCGGCGTCGAACCCTCCGTTATGACCTTGAATCGGGGTAGAACTTGTGCTTCTGAGGTCAATTAGTTCCTCTTGCGTAAGGTGAAAGTAATTCCCAAAGGAACCACCCTGTAGATCGATCAGGTCATTGTGGAGCGGGGATGAGGACGTACTTTGAAGATCAACCAACTGTCCTTGTGTTAAATGATAGTATTGTCCCGAACCTCCGCCTTGTAAACCGTTCAAATTATTATGATCGGGAACTATTGCACTAACCGAGCTAATCGACGCAAGGGCTGCTTGGGTTGCGATGCTAATAGGTTTGTCGAGATCACTGGTATTATCAACATTTCCAAGTCCTATGTCACTTGCATTACTAGGTGCCAAATCCAGTGCGTGTGCAGAGGCACTAATTAACTGACCGTAGTTGACGGCGTCCTGTGTGTTGGTGCCATTACCGAGGCCCACGATTTTTTGATTAAAAGCCTCTAAATTGGATTCGAGAATTCCGCCTATGATTCTAGGGTCTTCTAGGTAATTGCCGTTCAAGTTCAGATCACCGGAAAGATCGCCACCAGTCTTGTCTAATTTACCATTCAATGCGGTTTGCGTCGCATTGCTAATAGGTTTGTCGAGATCACTGGTATTATCAACATTTCCAAGTCCTATGTCACTTGCATTACTGGGCGCTAATTCAAGAGCATGCGCCGATGCACTGATTAATTGACCGTAATTGACAGCGTCCTGTGCGTTGGTGCCATTACCGAGGCCCACGATTTTTTGATTAAAAGCCTCTAAATTGGATTCGAGAATTCCGCCTATGATTCTAGGGTCTTCTAGGTAATTGCCGTTCAAGTTCAGATCACCAGAAAGATCGCCGCCCGTTTTATCAAGTTTACCATTCAATGCGGTTTGCGTCGCATTGCTTATTGGTTTGTTTGCATCACTGGTATTATCAACATTTCCAAGTCCTATGTCACTTGCATTACTAGGTGCCAAATCCAGTGCGTGTGCAGAGGCGCTAATCAATTGACCGTAATTGACAGCGTCTTGCGACGAGTCGCCATTAGAGATATTAGTAATTTTCCCGCCAACTCCCAGATTTCCATTAAACGTCATTGGTGAACCACTGAGTGTTCCATCCGACGTCCAAACCGCGACCTGCTCAGTAGTAGGAGATCCGTCTATGAATACGGTTGAATCGATAAGGTCGGTGAATACATCACGAACATCCTGTTCACTGATCTCACGATTTACGTTGTCGGCGATATTAGTGTCTACTGTATTTTGTAGTGAGGTTTTAGTTTCCTGAGACATCGTTCCATATATTTAGGTAATAATCAATTAAGAATTGAAACCTAAACTGAACCCTAAACTGAACCCATATCCAGAAACTGGTGGAATAGCCGACGGAGGTGTAAATCCTACTACCAACCCGTCTGGAACCCATCCGAATACGCAACATCCCTGACCGTCGACATTCGTAATATCAGTGTAGCCAGCCTGCATAGATGCTAGTCGAATGTCGATCAACCCTCGTCCGAAATTTTGTGGTATAGTAAGAGTGAGATGGTGCTGATTGGATACCTCATAATCATCCGTGTACAAACCATAGAAGGGGGGATTGTCAGCAGATAGATGTTGATTATATTGATATAAATCGTAATAGTTATCGGATACCACATCTGGATTTTTAGCCCAACCTATCGACGATGCGGCAGTCAACTCAGGGACTACCGAACTAGCCCCCATAAAAAATACCGCATCGACGTTGTCTAAATTAGATCCGTAAATATTCAAAGTGCTCCCCGCAGAGACGCAAGTTGGATAAATCCCATTAACACACGGGTTTGAACAGTAATATATAGAGTCGACAGCCGACTGGGGCGGAGGATCAAAAAATACCTGACTTGCACTCAATGTATACCAATTCATATCAAAACATCTAATAGGGACACCATCTGGTTGTTCTTCTCTGAAAATATAACTCTCGGCAATCAACGTCGTCGAGGACTTGTATACACTTTTCTGGTCAGACGCCAATGGCGTTACTGCTTCATAAGAAGCGTCTCCAGACCATGTGACTTTAGTTATCAACTCCTGTCCAGTATAAGGTTCCTTCCAAGAAACCGATATATACGGGTTCATGTAAGCAATGAAATTGTTCAGTATCTGTAGCATGTCTTCCTCGAACACAGTGACTATTTCCAATTCGGTAGTAATCTTGATGGGCACAGGATGATGTACAGATGGGTAACCACCAGAACCGTTAATCTGTTTTGAAATTATCTGGGCATCTTTCAATCTCTGTCGGTCGTTATCCAACGATACGCCAGTCATCTTTAAAGACATGAATGGATAGCTATGATGACCGTTTACTTGCGTCAGTTCCGCTACTGTCCGAGATTTCGGACTGTAAACCAATGGCACGTCTATCTTCTTTTCTATACCCGTTGGTTCCCAATTAGCATCTCTGATAAATCGTTTGATCTTCACATCACCTATTGCGGCGATGGTGTGAAGTATCACAGTTTCGATCTCGGCATTGTAAGGTTGGGCGTCCACTCATCTATTTACCTTCCGATAGATAAATAGATGAGTGGCATCCCGAAATCAAATTTTCAGTTCTTTGAATCCAGATTCGACAGTAAGAGCGTTGAATGTGAATCCGACAACCGCACCGAAAAACAATCTGGCGGGAAACGATGCGTGTCAAAATTCGAGCACCGTGGAGCTATTCAACAGATTAACGAACCAATTAACCGATCAGTATTCTGTCGATTTACTCTATTGGCGATCTGGTTACGATAAAGAAAAAGATCATCCTATTTTTGGAGAACATAGCACTGCGAGATTCGACGGCCCGTATGCTATTAAAGGTATGGTAACCATTAATTCCAGTTCAAGTTTTCTTGAAAGTTTTGGTACTTACACCGACGAGGATTTGGATCTATATATCGCATTCGATGAATGGAAGAAAGTTTTCACTAACTCAGTCAGCCCTATTGCTGATGATCGTTTTGAACTTCGATATCTATATTGCGACAATCAATCACCGAGCGGGCACCGAAATTTACAATTCGAAGTGACTTCTCAGGGGGACGGTGAACTGAACAAGATCATTTTCCAACAAAAATACTTTTGGGTGATTAAAGCCAAAAGAGCGGACTTCTCGTGGATGCCTAATGAACCACAGGAGCAAGGTTCGGACGACAATTTTGATGGAATTCATATCGGGCCTATTGAGGGGTCGGGGGACACTCCAACAACAGAAACTGGAAAATTCACCACGGATAACAACGATATCGACACTCTCGCGAATCAGGATTTCGATACTCGCGGTAAAGACGACGTCTTCGGCGGTTATCGCTAGAGGCTCTGAACAACCCCTTTAATACCCGCATAGATCAAATTCGGGATTTGCCTGATAACCCATTGGGTATTTGCTCTCCGTATGCCCTTTTTCTTTTGAATCTCCAAGTATAACTTATTGGAAATTGCCCTCATGAGGAATTTATAATTTTCCTCATTTAATCCACCCTCTCTATATCGGTTGGTGAATCGTTCAAGATTATTCAAATTCTTTTTAACGAAGAGTTTCACTGCACTCTCAAGACGTCGTTTTTGGATTCCAGTGCGGGAATCTATGAAAGAGGATCTATATATCTCCTCCATGATATGATCTACATAGTTCATAATATCTTTCGCTTCCTTTCCAATTCGATCAATAGATCGAATTGATCCTCCAAAATCTTTTCAAATTCCGTTCTAGTAAACTCGTCTATCTGTCGCTGCTTTTTCCATATCATGAGATATTCGCCTATCGACCCGCCCTCTTGCGAGAGGATCACCGCCCATTGATGTCGAGCGTTTCGGTTTCTCGGCCCCCGCCCCCGAGCGTATTCATAACACTCGATCAGAAATTTCCGATAAGCCACGACATCACTCTCGTGAATCTGATATTCCTGATTGGATGAGGTGACTAATTCCCGACCCTCAACTTTAGCCTTTACAGCATCGCTGTAAGCTCTCTCACTGTAAGGAGGGGAGATACAACCGACCAATATTACAGAGGCCAGCAGGAGGCATCTGTGTAGGTTCATCACTTGAAATCCTCGATGACCGGAGCGTCCAAACGGCTTAACTCCGCATCCTCCAAATCTTTCGACGAAATACCTCGTCCGAGAGAATCCAAAATTGTTGCTGGGTCTTTTGCCCTCACGTCTCCATCGTCGTCCAAATAGGCATCCATCATGAACAAGCGAGCTTGTCGGTCTCCATAGATCTCGATGGGTACTGCACAATCAGTGTCAGCCCAGAAATCGCTTTTGAAAGAACTATCGTTCT